CTCCACTAAACCTATTTTTTAAAATACGTATTGTAGTAACGTGTGCATTTTTTGTGCTTTGTTGATTTCTTTCTAAACCAATAACAATGTCACTTAGTTGACCAATGCCCGCTGATCCACGCAATTGTGATAGTGAAGTTTGTGCTCCTTCTTCGTGTCCTTTTTCTGCAGGTCTTTTTAAATGTGACACAAGTATTAATCCAATACCTGTTTCTTCTACTAACGAGCGCAAGCTTGTCATTGCATTATCAATAGCTCTACGCTCGTCACCGCCCTCTAAACCAGAAACTACGATACTAATATGATCTAGAATAATGTATTCGCAGTTGCAACCTTTTGCTAAGTACCGGATGCGACTAATAAGATTTGTAGAATCCAACGAGCCAAAGTGGTCATAAAACAAAATGTTTCCTGATTTTAAAACCTTGTCAAAGCTTTTAGTAATTTCATCTTCAACAAAGTCATTTGTTATATGTAATGGTCTGTTTAAATCAATAGACAATAAACCTAATGCGGTTTTTTTTACTGACTCTTCAAGTGCAATGTAACCAATTTTTTTATTTTGATTAATTACTAAGTCATAAGCAATTTCTCTACACATTAAAGATTTACCAATACCTGTGCCTGCCGTAATTGTAACAAGTTCGCCTTGCCTTAATCCGTGTGTCTTTTCATTTAATTCTTTAAAATGGTATGGAACAGATTCACTTGTATTTACTTCAAGTAAATTTTCAAGTAACGAGCTACCTTCTACTATGCCGTCAGGTCTATAAGTTTTTGCGTCGTAAATTGCGTCAATAAGTTGCTGTACTTTATTTGCAACAAGCATTTCATTTGCATCTTTAAGTGGCAATGTAACTATGCGTGCTTGTCCGGGTGCAAATAAGTCTGCAACATTATTAGCTGCTTCAATACCGGGTTTATCTTGGTCAAAACAAATAACAATATCCTCGTAACCTGAAACAAAATGCAAACTATTTTGTAAATCTTTTACAGCTGATTGTGCTCCATTTTTAATTGATACAACCGGCCATTTGTTACCAAAGACTTGACTTACAGTTAAACAATCAATTTCACCTTCGGTTATAATTATTCTTTTGCCACCATTTCTAAATAACTTTTCTCCAAACAAAGTTGATTTTTTTGCGTCACCAGTCCAGCTAAAAGTTTTATCTTTAAATCTAAATTTTGTAGCAGTACCATAATCCATAACGTGTACAGCTTTGTTGTTAAGCTCACCAAGTTTGTAATTGTATTTTCTGCAAGTATCTAAAGTAATTTTTCTTTTTTTTAATGGTTTGTATTCCCCGATTGGTTGTTGCATAACATCTCCTTGTTTGTTTTCATAATAAGAGCAGCCAAAGCAAAAAGCTGATTCGTCGTCGTACCTTGCCAAGTTGTCTTTTGAGTTACAATTTGGACAAGCTTCGTGCTGAACAAAATTAGCCATTAGCCTCTTTCCATAGTTCTGTTATAAACTCGTTGCCATTTGGAAAAGTTGTTTTTAAAAATGACACTGTGTTTGATTTAGTACTTAAACATACTTGAGCTTTTTCCCAATGTTGTTCGTACAAGTGCTGCGATCCAGCATTTAAAATTAAATTACCTAAGCTATAACCTTTTTGATGTTGAGATTTTAATTGCAACAAAATGTAATTAGCAATGCATGAAAAATTAAATACATCGTAAACCCAGCCAAGCCAAGCGTCACTTGATCTCATTGTAGCAATACAATGCAATTTGCTATCGCGTATTATAAATTGTAACGAACAAGTGCAAGGAACATCTTTAGATTTAGGTGGTTTTTCTCGCCAAATATTTATTACAGCTTGACGAGATTCAGGATCATATTTAAGTGTGTCAATTATATATGATAGTTGGTCAACAACTTTTGGTCCATACGACCCAAAAAATCGTACACCGTCGTCACTAAAAGTATGAATAATTTTTGAATACGGAGAAATTGTAGCTACACGGTTGTCTCCAGACAAAATCCAAGCTGCTTCTGCTGCTCTAAATTTTTCACCAATTTTTCGGTTGGCTACGGTTACGTAAGGAGCGGCCATTGGTATTACAGTTTGATAACCTACAATTTCTTTTGTTTTCATACCGCGTGGCGATTTAAAACCTTTTGTTTCTAGTAAGTCTTTAATTAACTTTAGCCAAACAACATTAGTATTCATAACGTAGGCTCCTCTAATAATTTTGTAGCAATAACGCCTACAATTGTGCATGGAGTTCCGTCAGAAGTTTTTGGCTCTTCATTTACAAGTCTGTGTAAAGCTTCGGTAAAGTCTTTGTACACTTGCAACTTAAGTGTTATGTAATTTGAAAATATTTGACAAACTTTTTCCATGTCTGTACCAATTTTAAATGAAGGAAATATTCTTACTACACGTGGCGCATAAGTAGTTTCTTCTTCTCTGTAACCAACAATGACGTGATACTTTTGATTATTAAATAATATTAAAACATTTCTACTTGGAACCCGATTACCTTCTGGTCTGTAAGGTAACGGATTATTCATAAAAGTTTTTTCCTATAAAATCTTCAGTTTTATCTTTTGTGTAATCAAACATTTTAAATTCTTTACATTCAGTAAACAATTTGCTGTACATGTCGTACACACGGTCAACAGTTTTAAAGTCTTCTGTTTCTTTTCTTTCATTAAATTTTTCTTGAACAGTTTCTTTTGGTGGCAAACAACCTACACAAATTGGCTCATACAGCTCTATAATGTGTCTCATTTCTTTTGCAGTGTATGTAACGTTGCCGTCTCTAAAAATATGCCCATACACAATTTCTGAAGGCCATAAACGATCAATAATTACTTTTGGATTAGATCTTACAAGTGTTACGTGAGCAGCAAACAAGTCGCCAACTTCCATAATGATGTCACCTTTAGCATCACGCATAACATGCTTGTTGTCTTTAAGGCTATTGTGTACATACACATGATCTGGAAATTTTTCGATTAACTTATGTGCTAACGTACTTTTTCCTGAACAGTCTGGTCCTTCAAGTATAATTCTCATAGATACTCCTCTGGTGAATTAAAATCGTATTTTTGATAAACAAATTGTTTAATTAAATCTAATGATGCTTGTTGTTCAGCATTTAAATATTTTTTGTTTTGTTTGCCTCCAACAACACAAATGCTTATAGCTGTGTCTGTGCCAATACCAACTGACTCAATGTCTATGCCTTTTTCAATTTTGCCTGTTAAATCGACAATGTAATGGTAACTTAAACCAAGCATACCAAGATCAAGTTGTTTTTTATTTAAATCGTGTTTTGTCAAATTAGTTTTTTCGTCTGTATTAGTTCTGTACACAACAAGTGTGTCTGTTGTATCTCTACTTTTTCTTCCGCTTTTTTTCAGCATTTGTTAGCCATTCCTTTGGTATTTTTTCATCAGCATATAAAATGTCGTTGTGCTCACACCACATGCCATAAGTTGTTTTTGATTTTTTTGATATTTTCATTTTGCTATTACTAAAAACAAATCGTATGTCCTTGTCTGGGTGTTGCTTTTTAATAAGCAAATGTTTTTGTCTGTCTTTAGTTTGAAATAAACCTTTTGCTTCAATAAAAATTCCATTAGACAAAATAAAATCTGGTTTGTATGTTGCTGCTTTTTCTGGTACTAAATATGGCAACAATACTGTTTCGTACTCATATTCGATTTTTGCAGCATCAAGCTGCTTTGCAATTTTAACTTCGAAGCCTGACCTAAAGCCAAGCTTTCGAGCTCTTACTGTTGCTGGTCTATTAAAAGTCGTCGTCATCAGTTTCTGCAGCTGGAGTTGTTTCTTCTGTATTAAAAGCTTCTTCCATTTCTTCTGTATGCTGATAAGCATTTTCTTGTGCTACAAAACCAAAGCTTTGTTGTCCGCCATTTGCATCACCTGAAACAAGCTCAACAACTTGTACTGCATTTAAATAAAGTGTAACGCCTGTATTTCCACCAGTGCTATACGGTGCAGCTGTTGCTGACACAATAATTTTTGATCCACCAAATACATTTACATTTTGTATAGGTTTACCTGCGCCGTCGAATAAAGCTGGTTTGTTTTTTGTTTTAAATTTAAAAACATAGTCACCAGTTTCTTTACCGTCTGCATCTTTTTCTTTTGCATACGGCATTTTACCTTTTTGTTTTGGATAATGTTTTGCAAAATGGTCTTTTAAAACAGATGCAATGCCTTTAGCTTCGTCTGATGATAGTATTAAGTCTGTTTTATATACGCCGTCTGGATTAAACTTTGTATCTGCTTTAGTTAACCACGGAAACTTTGCTGTTCCTAATGGTGTAATGAATTTATGATATATGTCTTTTGCCATAATCTCCTCTGTTAGTTAGTTAAAGAATTCATAACGTGTACCTATTGATGCACTAGTGTATTGATTAAGAGAAAAAATAGTCTGCATTAATAACATCATTAATATCAAGATTACCTTTTTGTGGAAGCTCGGGTATTTTATGATGCAGTTTTTCAGGTATTAAAGGAAGTATACTTTCCAAAAATTCTTCAAGTGGATCTACTTGTGAATACAAATCTCTAAAAGCTTCACGCAAACATATATTCATTTGCTCTTGATCTGCCGCGTGTGTGCCAAACGAATCGTGAACCATTGCAAAACTCTTTATATCGTGCTGCTTGCAATAATGTATAGTCATAAACAAACAAGTCGCATCAAGCGCATGCACGAAATTTGGAGATATTCCGTTTGCTTGTCTGCGTTTATCAATGCGACTTGTTGTCGACCTAATTCTTATTCGACCCATCATTTTAGTTCGAAGTACTGTTTCAGCTTGTGAGTAGTATGCTTGTCTTACTGGAAAACCAAGTGGAGTAGTCCAAAACACAGGAGTCTTTTGATCTGACAATAAACGAGCTACTTTTTGTAACCACGCCATTGCTTCAGGTGCTTTAACAACTACTTGTCCAATTGATTCCCATATTTTACTTGCTAAATAAATTGATGCTGCTTGTCTGTTTTCAAAATTCATATCTTCGCCTGCATCAATGCGTTTTTGTATGTACTCATCTACAAATTCTGTTGCTGAATATCTTGTTGATCCATAAGGTAAAGTCATCACTGAACGCTTGCAAGCGCCGCGATCTATGCCTATAGTTAGCCATTCATTAGCTAAAAATCTGCTCTTCTCGTGCTCCTCTGCAATACTTTTTTTATCAATTTCTAATTTTTTTATTACAACAGCCAATACTTCGCTGTAAATGTCTTGTGGCGTACTTGAGTTTGTTAAGTTAACAGCTTTGCCTCCAACTTCATCTCTAAGCATTGCGCTAAAATGTTGAAGCCCATTGCAGCTGCCGTCTGATGCAACAGGTAAATGTGAAATAAAGTTTTTACCTTCTCGAATATATCCTGCCCACTCCATACATGCTGCTAAAAACGACCACGGATTATCTGCAGTTTCCCACCAACGTTCAGCAAACGGCTCTTTACTACATGCAACAATTTTATTTGAGTTATCTATTGTCCATTGTTCTCGCTCATGCAATGGAAGTTTATCTTCACCATAGCAATTAGCTACATGTATTGCTAAATACTTTGGACCAGTTTCACCTAAAGGTTTACCTTCGTTAAATTCAAGTAGTGCTTTAGCGTAGTCTGTACCTTGTGGATTTAGATATGGTACAACTGCATAAGCTCGGTTTCTAAAGTCTGTTGTATGCGGATAATAAATTGTTTGTCCAACAAACTTTTCTGCAAGATACAATGTTTTAGCAGTTGCAAGTTTTTTTGATTTAGTTCTTTCATTTGCTGTATGTACTGCTACAGCTTGACCTTTCCATTTTTTTAAAGACTCTTTATTTGTTGCAATGTCGTGTGGTTTTTGTGGTAAATCTAAAAGATTATTATTAATAAGTTTGCCTCGACTTCTATCGCCTTCATTAAAACAAGTTTTTAACACAAGCATTATTTGTTTGTTTACTCGCCAAGCTGTATCTTGCATTGCATTTACACCTTCGTAAACAACAGGCATATCGTATTTAGTAAGCTCTTCTAAATAATTTAAATGAGAAGTTATTTTGTGGCCTTTTACAAAATATAAATTTTTTAAAACTCGGTAACCGCCATTATAAGGATTTGTCCATGCACTTGGTTTTACTAACATAGGAAATAATTCAGGATCAAGAAACTCATTAAACTTTTTCGAGTTGCTTATCCATTCCATTGTTTTTTCTGTAGCTATAAGTGTATTGTAAGTTTTACCTCTTTGATTCTTTTTTGATATTGCAACAAGTCCTGTTTCTTTAATAAATATTTCGATTAAAGCTTCGCCAACATGCAGCTTACTTCTTGTGTCCCATAAATTCCAAATTGTACCAATTTTCTGTTGTACTTGTGACATCTTTAATTTTTTGTAACCGTAGTGTACTGAGCGAGATTCTATGTCTTTAATTACTTTATCTACTAAGTAAGGATTATCTTTGTGACATACACTAAATCGTAGCTCGTCTTCTATTTTGCCACCTAATGCTATTGCCGTAGCCGTAAATTTTCTATTAGTTGTAGTTATAGCATCTATAATAAATCTTGTTGTGATGATAGCAGCAATTTTAGGCTCAATCTGAGACAAAAGTTGATGTGACAATGGTACAGGACCAGAATGTACTTCATTGATCTTATTTACAAGGCCTGCTGCAAATAGCTCAATTGCAGCTGATGTCATTCTTTTGCCGTGTTTAGTAAGACTTTCAGACTGTTTTTCGGCGTGCTTTATGTCTCTGTCTCTAGTTCTTTTGGCGCCATTTAATCGCGATTGTTCTTCCAGCTCGCGTTGCTGTTGTTCTAAGTTGTATGTAATCATAAGCATTGTCCCTCCAATGGACACAAGTTTTAGACACAATCTATTTCGTGTCGTTAATTAATACATTAGTGAATAGTCCGATGTTTTTAGTTAATTTAAATTTAAGGATATACCTATACATTAGTGCATAGAATATGTATCGGATTTTAAGTCTATTATTTGACATAATTTTGTGAGTTTTGCGTTACGTTTTAATTAGCATGATAGTTAAAAGACACAACGTCGGACACATTGGTGGCCTCAGCCGGACTCGAACCGGCACGGAGATAACTCCACAAGATTTTAAGTCTTGAATGTCTACCAGTTTCATCATGAGGCCACTGCGACGGGTTGTTCTAACACTTCTAAAGCACTTTGTAAATTCTCAGGTGCAAGATGTGCATATCGCAGTGTCATAGCTAAAGATTTGTGGCCTAACCACTCTTTCACAACAGTAATGCCTACGCCTCGTTGTACTAAACGGCTTGCGCAAGTATGTCGAAGTGTGTGCAATACAAATTCTTTATCGTTTTCTAAGCCCATTGAGCAACGCGCAAAATTCCACTGTTTGCGTATTTGTGAATAGCTTAAATTTTGAAAAGGAATTTGATGCTCTTTACCATAACGCTTGATAATTTCTAAAGAGCGCTGTGTTAATGGCACAGATCGAGATAAAACATTTTTAGTATTGTAATGTGATGACACATTGCCATGTAAATCTTTAATGTTAAAACGTTTAAGTTCAGATCGACGTAAACCAGTATCAATTAAAACCGTAACAAAATCTCGCATTAAATGAAATTGAGCATACGTTAAAAAATGCAATAAAGTTTTTTCTTCTTCAACTGTTAAATAACGAAGACGACTGTTACCTTCAACTAACCACTCAATTGTTGGCTTATACGTTATGTGTTTTCTTTTGTATGCGTATGACAACATTTTAGATAATGCAGCAAGCTTTCGATTAATGGTCGCATTTGAATTTCCACGATCTTGAAAAAATTCAATCATTTCATCTATACCATTTTCGTCAATAACACTCATTGCAGCTGCAGGTCCAAAAAAGTTTGTGACTTGTTTGCCATTACCTGATTGTCTTGAGTCACCTGTTTGCCAATACCTTTTATCCACTAATGCGAATATTGCACTAATGGATAATTCAGGCTTAGAAAAAAGGTCTGCATCGTGTAAAGCAGAATCAGGCTCTTTTCCATTTTTAAGTGCGTTAAGTATTATTTCTTTTGCTAACGCAATTTTGTTTTGATCTTTAATTGTCGTTCTAAATCTTGAGCCATTGTGTGTGACACTAACTTGCCACGAGTTTTTTCCTCTTTGTATACTCATAATTTACTTTCAAGATCTTTGTAGTAACTAAGTCCTCGGCGAGTTAGCTTAACAAGCTTGCGTCGGCGTTCCATTACATCTTCATAAGCTTCCAATAGGTTTGGACCTTTGGTTTTATACCTTGTTAATGATGATAGCAATGCAACATTGCGACTTACACTAGCTTGTGTAATTCCAATGCGCTCTGACAAGTCACTCATGGCAACTGGCTCAGGATCACTTTTTGCAATATGCAAAAAAATAATCATGGCTTGAGCGTGCATACCAGAATCAATAAATCTGAAATGCTCAATTGCTTGTATTAAATTGTCCGTCTTTTTCATTTCCCCTCCTAATTTTGTTCCCTTCGTTCTATATAGATTCTATACCATAGTAAATCTACTATTATTTCTTTTTTTCTTTTTTTAAATTGCATTTGCGAATATTTACTAAATTTTTCAATTGTAAATTGCCACTTTAATAATTTAAAATGTTTCATTTATTGTACCTCCTGTGTTGGTGAATCACAAATTTTGCATCTGTCGCCTTTTATGTGGCCATTTAAGCCGCGTCCGGGTCGATACAACATTTTGTTTTTACGTGTTTGCACTTTTTAGCCTCCTTTTAAAAAATTAGTTCGTTCTTTTTCTTGTTTATCCAAAAGTAAATTAAAGTCATTAATCACTTTCTGAATATCTGGTCGCACCCAACCTTTCGGTTTAATTGCGTCTTGATAATGTCGCTTGGTTTTTCCCGGCAATTTTGCCATGTTAGCTTGATGCACTACTTGCCACGCTCTTTCAAACGGTAAGTTAAAGTGCCAAGCTGTTCCCAGAGCTACATATACTATATCCACTAATGCATCTAATGCATCGTCAATTTTTTCAGTTTTTATGCTTTCTTTTAATTCGTCAAGTTCTTCTTGCAAAAAGTTAACTCTAAACTTAATCAGATCCTGCTGCGATGTCGGAATACAAGGTCTTTTTTGGCTTGGATAACCAAACTGCGTATAAAATTTGTCTATATCTTTAACAAGATCAACCATGATTTATCCACACATTTAATTCAGATTGAAGCTCACAGTTTTTATCTTTTAAATCTATTACTTCGTCGATAAGCTTATTTATTTCGTTTTGCAGCTGTTGATTTTTTTCTGTAATTGTCTGTTCAGTGTCATACTGTACCGTGTTGAAATTTAATCTCATGATGTTTCCTCCTTGATATTGCGTATGATAGTAAACGTTGTGTTTCGATTATCTAAACTTTGTAATATATCAACAACAACTTTTATTAATTTGTAGTTTGATGCATTGTCTTCGCAGCTGGCCACAATGTCTTTATTTAAAGACGTTTCGATTATTATGCTCATAAATCCTCCTTGATTAAGCATGTTGGTCGCACTGGTTACGCGATTTAAAATCTTGAAGTCTGGAGGTAACAGAAAGGATTTTAAGACCTCAAGACTTTTCGTAACCAGCGCGTTAAAATGTTATGGTATCAATAAGGTGTACCTATTAATACATTAGTGCATTAAACGAACCAGTAAAAGTCCAGAAAAAAACACCACACGGCCATAACAACGCCGAGCATTGTAACGAATAAGCCAATGCTCATATCGCTAAAATATCTACCTGTTTTCTTTGCAAATCGTTTCATATATTCTCCATTAAATTTTATTTTTAGGTCGTCCGGGTTTATTACCCGTTGGTACGTAAGTTGCAGCTTTACTACAAACAAAACTGCAATATTTCTTAGTCTTTTGCCACTTCGTGATTGCAAAAGTTTTGTTACAAGTTTGACAATCACGAGTTAGCATAAGGCTTTTAGTGGTTTAAATTTATTAAAGTTGATTTAACATCTTTAACAATTTTGTTTTTGATGATAGTTGGCAAAGCTTGCATTGCTTCAGATTTATTGTGAAGTTTTTGCATTTGCGTTTCAATTAAAGAGTCTAGCTCATCAGTACAAACATCAACTAGTGTTGACATTACTTTTCGTTGAATGATTAGTTTAGCTTCTTTAATTACTTCTTGTTGATATTGTTCGTTATTCATATGTAACCTCCATTACGATTGATTAATTAATTAAGTATACACTAATGTATAGGTTTTGTTAACAGTTTATTTACTTTATTATCCCACTTTACAGGACAAAAAGATCTATTCTGGCGCTTACAAAAGCCTTTAATTTGCTTTTCTAAGCTTTCTATCAACTGTTGTCTTGTAACAAAGTCTTCACTTGTTTGTTTAATTTCAACAATAACTTCTGCAAGCTCGTCGAAATGTTTTTTACTCATAGTCATTTGTCTTCCTCCTCATTTAAAAAATAGTGAACTGTTGTAATTCCAAATAGTAAACTCAAGCCTGTGTACCAGCTTGAATAACCAATGATAGTAAATACGTGAGCAAAGAATACTAAAAATATTATGCTCACATACTCAACCCAACTGTTTAGACTCATTTTCATATTATGCCTCCTGATATTAGATAAGGTTTTAAAAAGTACATTGACAAAGCCAGTGTTAGTAGCATCACAAAATACTTTGGCTGATCGAATAAATCGATAAAAGCAAAAAAACAATCAGCAATAGATATAATTATGTTTTTCATTTTTAAAAATCCTCCATAAATACAAAAGCAATTCTTGACGCTGAAATAAAAAAGAGTACTAAAGACGATATAAAAAAGCCTTGAGACATTAAGAGAATGCAAAGAAGCCAAAGCAAAACTTGGCTTATTGTTTCTGTGGTTGTTTTCATTTTTTTCCTTTCGTTTTGTTTAAGTCTCTATGTGCATATTTTGAGTAGCTTTCATCCACTACTCGCTCGTGCGTCCATAAATTATTTTTCTTGAGGGTGTTTCTTGGTAGTCCAAAATCTCCAATTTTTTTTATAAAGTTTTGGCGTTTTGTTCTGAGGTTTTTTTTGTAGGTTTTAAATTCTTGTGAATTTTGTTTTAATTTAAAAAAACCTTGTTTAATTAATTGATCGTAAACATCACTATAGAAAGTGAATTTAATTTGATTTTGATTATTAATTAAATATTTTGGGGTGTTAAATTTTTTCATTTTAAGTCCTCCGGATCTACAATTGGACTTGTTATATTAACAATTGGGTCATAAAGTGATTCAACAAACTCATAATCATGATAATCAGGCTCGTGTTCAGATATAACTCGAACATCACCAAGCTTGTCAATTTCATTGATAATGGCATCAGCTGAATCATAGTTGCCACCATAACGCGTAAAGCCGGTTATGAAGCCATTTTCTCTGAAGTAAAACCAGCAACCACCTTCAATGTCATTCGTCGAAACAAACATTGATTTGTTGTCAGCGTAAGTTGTATCAACTTCGATTAAGCCTTTGCATTCTGAAAGTAATTGTGTAATTGAAATCATACTTCTATTCCACGTATTACCAAATTTTATTCTATAACATGTGCTCATGACATATCCTCCTCAGTAGTTCCACACATTTGCTGATAAGCTTCGTTGTGCTCGTCGATTGTATCAGCGTTATATTTTGATGATAGTTGTTCGCGAATGCACTCAATACTATTGCCAATTCCGTAACGCGTTATGTGATCGAAATAATAGTTATTTTCGTTATCAATTGATGCATACTCATTACAACAATGGCATCTGATTTGATAACTAATTGGATCACCAAGATCGTCAGATTCAGTTATGGCGAGCCTCAGATACTTTTGCTCAAAGTTTATTTCGTTAGGCTTCACAAATTGATTAATGTTTAAAGCTTTTGTTAAGATATATCCTGTGCTCATGATTTCACCTCCATTTTTGATTCACGTTTTTTGTTATTATCAAGAGTCTTTTGACAAAACTCTTGGCCAATTGTTTTCATGATTGTTTTGATGTGCTTGTATTCAGCATTGCGAGCTTCAACTTCCCAAGGCAAAGCTAAGTACTTTTTGTATTGCTTTAAAGCACTTGAGTCTTTGATGCACTTGCCTTTCCAAGACTTGTGATTTGCCTTGGGTGAAAGCTTTAAATCACCTTTTTCGTATTGTAATGCGTGTTGGCA